AACCAGCTCGTCGACGTTCTTGTACTTGCCAGCAAGAAGCTGTTCCTCGCCCTGAATTTGAATATCGCCTTCAGGAGCTTGCTCCTGGTCTGGCGCCATTGCGGGCGTTGGTTCGGTCTTGATGGTTACGGGTTCAGGCATGTAACTCCTATTTGATTTGAATGGTGCCGTCTTCGTCGACAGTAACGACGGGCTTCTCGACTTCTACTTTTTTGGGTTCAGGAATTTCGCCGATCTGAATAATTTCGTACTCAGCCGGCGGTTCCGGCGTCGCCGGTGGGCCCACTAGGCTGTCCTGGGACTGCTCCTCCGAGGCTGATGTCTGGGAGGGTGTTGGGGACTGGTCCGGGGACTCCTCCTTCTTCCGTGTACTGCGGGCCATAGGGTGCTCCTGGTTGTGTGTAGTTGTCGGCAATTCGGCCGGCGGCTGATGACTTGAGCATGTCAGTCATCATTTGCTGCTGCTGCATTGCCTGTTGAGCTTGTGCAGCAGCTTCGGCTTCTTGCTGTAACTGTTCCTGGGTTTTCACCAGGTTGGTTGTATCGATAGAACCGCTTGCCGCCAAGCGACGCAACGCTTCGTCGACATTGATGAATTTAGTCATAACTTCTGGCCCTAATGCTTGTTGCGCCGTAGTTATGAAATCAACCAATTTGTTGCGGTCATCGCCGCGGCCGATTGCCTCAAGACCTGTAACTGGTTTTGGGTTAACCAAAGGCTCGCCAGATTGGCCGCTAGGGAAGGCAGGCAGCTTGCGCTGCTTGCGCAAAATGTGCATCAGCCTGCGCACCAATGGCAGCTGCAATTCCTGCGTCAGAATTGAATAGAGGCCTCCGATGGAGGCTTCGAGCTCTTGGCTCATGTAACGCACCTCTTCGGCGGTCACGCGTTCGCCAGGCCGCTGAATCGCGGTGTTAAGCATGAACGCAAACTGCAAGCGCGACTCGATGCGATCGATGGTGGCGCTAGCAATCTGCAGGTCTTGGCCCTTTTGCGACTGGATGACAGTGACGTCTGCCGCGTTGCCCTGGACGATGGCGCCGTTGGCTGCGCTAGCCAGGGTCCGTGGCCGCGTGGTGCCATTGGGGTTGACCAAAAACAGCACCTTGGCCGCAGCCGCACTGCCTTCTAGGACTGCCTGATACAGCGACTCCAGCGCCAGCAGGTCGCCGTAGTACTGCTCGGTGTAGCTGCGACCGTACTCTTCGGTGTCGACGCGATCGAAGCGGAGTGGAATCCAGGGGCTGTTCTCTTCAGAAGACTTGCCGTGGGTGCCAGGGATCTCCTTGCCTTTGCACTCCTGATACCAGTGGCACTCACCGTTGTAGAACTTGACGCAGGTGTAGATCGCTAGCGTCTTCTTCGAGGGCTCATCACTGTATTCATCGTCCTCATCACCCTCGTCTTCATCGTAGAAACCTGCCGGGAGAGCCTCCGGGTAGACCTCTTCTTTAACCACAATCTCAGTGACGTGACCCATAGGATCACGGCAAAGCACATAGCGATCCAAGTGAATAACTCGGATTCCTTCGTCGGAGACGTAGAGCAGAGCGTTGCCGCCGACGAGCAAATGCTTGAAAGCTTCGTGCATTGAGGCTCGACCATTGGCCACCTCCATGACTTGCATGACAGCATGCTCGACTTTGACCAGAGCCGTATCGAGTTCCGTCTTTATTTCAGGCCCGGCTTCTTCTACCCGTAGCGCAAGACTGTCGACCTCAAGCTTGAAAAACGCACTGTTTGGCGGGAACAGCGTGATCAACAAGCGCGACGCTAGGTAGTTGATACCGCGTGCGCCCAGGCTTTGATACGGCGTCTTAAAGCTGCCGTGTTCGCCGTAGTTGTCGTCAGGAATTAGGCCTGGCAGCGTGACCTTTGCGCAATCACGGGCGCGCTGCAGAAATGGCGAGCGGCTGCCAGACAGTTGCTCGTAGCGATCAGCTGCCGAATGGCGACCCATGCCGTAGTCACTGGGTTGCCGATCAACCTTGCTCGTCAGATTTAGGCGCATTTATCAGGCCGGAATGTTGAGACCACCAGCGCCACCAGCCACGTTGACTGGATTCCTAAAACGACGGCGACCAGAGCCTGCCTGTAGGCGACGCGGTGCGATTGCCAACGACTGTGGTGCTGCGGCACTGCTGTTGTAAAGAGGATCTGCTGTGGCGTTGGGCATGCGCGCTTGCGCCACTGCTGGAGGCGGCGGAGCTACTTGCGCAATTGGGTTGGCCGGAGGTGCGCCACCGCCACCTGTTGTGGCTGCAATCTGCGCCAAGGAATCTTGGTATTGCTGCTGCGCTAATTCTTGCTGCGCTTCAAACTGTTGCTGCTGCTGCGCCATTTGATCGCGCTGCAGTTGCATCTGCTCTTCATGGCGCTGTTGCGCAGCTCTTTCAGCATCTCGATCTCTGCTGCTGCGTCCGCCACCACCGCACATGATCAGTCCTCGTTGTTTTGCTCAGAATAAACGGCGCGCAACATACGCACCACACTGCGCTGACCTACATAAAGCCAGATCTGACGATCAGTCCAGTCCGGT